AATATGTCATTGCGAAGTTCAAAGGTGCTGTTGGCCGAAAACTCACCTCTCTTGAAGCGCACGATATTCTATGCAAGATTGGGGAAGTTGTTGTTGTGGGCGGCGTCCGACGAAGTGCAATGATTAGTTTGTCTGACCTTGGCGATGACAACATGGCTAAGGCTAAGGCGGGTAATTGGTGGGATGGTAACGGACAACGTGCTTTGGCTAACAATAGTGCTGTATATGACGTTAAGCCCTCCGTAGGCCAGTTTATGCGTGAATGGAGCTCTATTTATGAAAGTCATTCAGGTGAGCGTGGTATTTTTAATCGTTATGCTTCTGAGCTACAAGTTGCTAAGAACGGACGGCGAACAACAGGAAAGGAATGGGGTACAAATCCATGTAGTGAAATCATCCTCCGGCCTTTCCAGTTCTGTAACCTCTCTTCCGTTATTGTGCGACCAGAGGACACAGAAGAAACCTTGCTAGATAAGATTGAAATGGCAACCATCTTGGGAACCTTCCAATCTACAATGACCAACTTTCCATATCTCCGTAAGATTTGGCAGCAGAATACCGAAGAAGAGCGTTTGTTGGGTGTGTCGATGACAGGCCCTTTGGACAACCGTTTATTGAATAACCCGGATGATGAGAATCTTCCAAAGCTCTTAGAGAAACTTAAACAACATGCTGTGGATACAAATAAGCTGTTTGCTGCTGATATTGGCATCAATGCCTCTGTGGCTATTACCGCAATTAAGCCGGAAGGAACAGTCAGCCAACTCTCTAACACTGCTAGTGGCTTGCATCCTCAACACAGCCGCTATTTTAGTCGTCGTGTACGAAGTGATAACAAGGATCCCTTGACGGACTTCCTGAAGATTCAAGGGTTTCCTTCAGAGCCTTGTGTTATGAAGCCTGACAGCACAACAATCTTTAGCTTTCCTATGAAGGTTAAAGAAGGGGCTCTGTTGCGTGAAGACTTGGACGCGGTTAAGCACTTGAAGCTTTGGTTGTTGTATCAACGACATTATTGTGAACATAAGCCCTCTGTTACGATTAGTGTGAAAGAGGACGAATGGCCGATCATTGGTGCTAAGGTATGGGAGCATTTTGATGAAATCACAGGTGTTAGCTTTCTACCTATGGATGGAGGCACATATCGACAGGCTCCTTATGAGGCTATTACGGAAGAGGAATACGTAGTCCTTGAAGCAGCAATGCCAAAGGGGATTAACTGGGATCATTTGTATGAGAATACAGATAACGTTGAAGGTGCTCAAACTCTTGCTTGTACGGCAGGGCAATGTGAAATCTAAGGAGAAATTATGTTTATTGATTTTGAATGGATAGCGGGCTTAGTGTTTGGTCTAGACACTGATTCAATCAGCCTAATGGACGAAGGAGACGTGATGACCTTTGATGCCCCTCAAAGCACCTCCATCAACCTCTACCTAGGGGTTGTGGTTATCCACTTCATCTTCTAGACGTGAAAAAGCCCCCAAAGCCTATGAAGCTTTGGGGGCTTTCTTATTTCTTCTTAGCTGCTTTGTGCTTTGCAGTTCGACTACCTCGCATAGGCATTGGAGCAGGTTTCTTTGCAGGCTGTTTGTTCATTTCTTCTCCTAGTTACGAGCAACGCTCTTTGTTTTCTCAAAAGTTCTCAGTCCTCCCAAGCCCAGCATACCCAGCAAGAGCTGCCACAGGTTGTCATCCAAGCCGGGGAACACAAGCTCTGGAAGGAACGCTGTTAGGAAGGGACGCACAAGGTATTGGTAGGCCATTGCAAAGCCACACACCCAGCCTAAGAAGGGCCTCCAGCCTGCAACGAACAGGGAGGAGGAACCAGCTTCCACCTTATTGATTTCCGTCTGAGAGAGCATTGCAGCTAGCTCCCCACTTTGTTGAAGCTTCAGCAGCTCCAGTTTAGCCTCCCCAGCCTTCACAGGATCAGGGAAGATTTTATCAAAGATGGAAGTGGCTAGGCTTACAAGGGCTAGCGGGTTCATTGCCACTCTCCGGTTTTCATCTGCTCAGAAAGCCTCTTAGCCCTTTCAGGCGTCTGCGAAGCCCAGAGGCTTTGAAGCATCTGAGCAGCTGCCTTCTCATACAAGCCATTGGCTACTGAGGCCAGAGTGTTCTTGAAGGCTTTCAAGCCCTTCACACCCATCTGGAAGGACATGTTGACCAAAACCCCCTTCCTAGCCTCATCCATTCCTTTAAACCACGGGAAAGCTGCTTCTAAGGCATTGATGCGGGTGTCCACATCGTTATTTAGAAGGAACTCGCTTTCCTCGGGAGACAGACCACCCCCTTTCCGTTTGTCAATTAATCGACCAACCCCAATAGTCCAGAAGCCTAAGTGGTCTTGGTAAGCTGATAAGACTTCTCCTTCATCCCTTCGTAGCTGCTTTAGTAGTTGTTCTTTCATTGTCCATATCCTTGTAATAGAGCAGGGTCTGAAGGAACATATTCCTGTCGATCACGCTCCTGAGCACCTACAATGCCACCAGCTGTTGCACCCAACAACCAACTACTGGCGCTGTTCTTGGCAAGAGAAGAAAGCAGCGAAGTCGCTCTTTCAGTGAATCCCTTGGTATCAAGCTCAGTTACCAGCTTAGCAGCATCTTCCAAGGCTTTGGGGTCAAGAAGAAACTTCTGTACCTCCGCAGCCTCATTCTTATTGGCATTGTTAGACCAAAACCTCGTCAAGTGGTTAATCAAGACACGGGGGGCTGTCAAGATTTGATTCCTAAACTCACCAAGAGTTGTATCAGGACGTGTACCAAAATCCCTCTCAAACTGAGATTTAGAAATTGTATTGATGTTGATATTCATCTTAAATGGATTATCTTTAAGACGCTGAGAGGCTTCTACAATGTATGTTAGCTGCTTAGTGCCCGCTTCTCCAAACACCTTAGACAAGGCTGCTCTGTTTTCGTTGAGAGAAGCAAGGCGATCACCCGGAGCACTCAGCAGGTCATCCAGCACAGCACTCTTAATACCCTCACGAGCAACCCTATCTTTACCAGCAACATCCAGTAAAGCATCTAGTTGTTGCGGGTTATTCAGGGCTTGCTTCACAACACCTGTAATGCCTCCGGAGGTTCCATATGCCTGTGTCCACAAATTATCAATCTTTTCAATCTTAGCGGCTTTCTCTGCTTCCAAGATTGCTGTGCGATTGTTACGTAGCACATCAACACGTCCCCCAAGACCCTCAAGCTCCCCACGAAGGCCCGGGACAAGATCAATCTTCTCCTTATTAGAAGCGATGTAACGACGAAGCTGTGCAGGATTCAGTTCTCCTGTTGCTGTATTGACAATGCTTTTATTAGTACCAATATCAAACAAGAAGGCGTCTTTTACAATCTGCAAGCCTTCAAGGCTGTCACCAATGATGTCCATTGTTTCCTTCAAAGAAGAAGCATTCTTAGTCATTGCAGGAACAGCGAGTTCTACATATCGCGCCCTGTCAATGTCTATAACTCCTTGTTTACTGAAGGGCAGACCAACACGTGTAGCATATTCCTTGTCAATAGCACGATAAGGTGCTGAGAAGGCTGGGTCTACATTGTCAATTGCTCCATCAACCTGAGCCTTCAGTTCCCGAATAATACGGTATTGGTCAGTACCTTTGGTAGTGCTACGCAAGGCTGCATTGGTTTCCCGCTTTAGGCTATCCAAGTCTCTGAGACTATAACTATCCTTGGGTTCTGCAAATACTCCCTTAATCTTTCTAAACAAGATTGGAAATGTTTTAAAAGCATCTTTATACTCAGCGTCGGTTGCATATTCTCGGAGGTCTTTAGCAACCTCTCCCGGAAGACGAATACCCGCTGCTTCTGAGCTATCAAATAGCTCTGTGTATTTAGGAGAGATTTCGTTAAATACTGCCTTCTTTTTAGCACTGATGAGGTTGTCAAGCCGACCACCAACATCTGTCCTGCCGGGGGCTTGTTGAAGGTTTGAAGACAGCTCCAAGATTCGGTTGTCAATATTCTCAATACCTTGTGCTCTACGTGCGGTGGTTGTAGCAGCTTCAGCAGCAATCTTAGCGTTAGCTGCTTGTGTCTCCAGAGCCTTTCGCTTGACATAGCTGTCAACTTCCTGAATGGATGGAGCAACACCTTTACGTGAAGCCTCTAAAGCCTTCTCAGCAGCCATGTATTGCTGTTTAACCTGTGCTGTAAAGGGGCTGTTGTCTCCCTTAGCAATCTGGCTTTGCATATAGCTAGAGATGGTTGTATCGCCATTAGCCTGTGCAAGCATTGGAAGAGAAATACCTGTGTTTGCTTCAATCTCCGCTGCCCGTGCAATGGAACCTGCCAGTGAGGGGTTCGCAGAAAGAGCTGTAATAGCCTGCTCTGAAGCCTTACCAGCACCAGACAAACGAGACACCTGATTTGCCAAGTCCTTAACAGGGCTAAACAAGCCTTCAGCGCCTCCTTTGAAGCCGCCCACACGAGACAAGGCACCCGCAGCACCTCCAGCAACACCACCAGCAACAGCTCCTGCGCCCATTTCAGCAAGGGAGGAATAGTCTTTAGGTACTTGCCTTGCAGCAATCTCACCAGCGCCACCAGCGGCTGCCCCAATGGCTCCTTCTGCCAACAAAGCCCTTCCTGATTGTGGAATAACAGAACTAGCAAACTGAGCAGCATACGGAGCTGCTCTGGAGCCTCGGCTTAGAAGCTGAGCTCCTCGTGCAATACCGCCAATAACAGGAACAGCCATAGCCCCTTCCATCATGCTCTGAACAATAGAACGAGGCTCCGCACGCTCCCCCCCTTGAGGGGCTTGCATACCGCCTGTTGGAATCTGAGCAATGGCTTGCTCTCGTGTCATAGGGGCTGCCCCTTGCTCTTGCTCCAAACGAAGCCGAAACTCAAATTCTTCTTGCTCTGACATAATTAGCGTCCTTGTTGTTGCTTCCAAGCTTGGTAACGTGCTTCTTTAGCTGCGTCACTGCCTTGAGGGGCTGATGTTGATTTAGGGAAGAACAGTTGTTGATCCCCTTTGAAGCCTTGGGCCGTAGCAGCTGCCTGTGTACGCTCTGCTTGTTTGTCAATACGCTCAGTTGCTTTCATTTCCAAAGCCTTGGAAACTGCGTACATCTGTTTCATAACATCGTCATTAGGCACACCGACAATCTTCTTATTAACCCAATCCAAAGCACCGGCAACTAGGCGGGGATCGATACCTGTCCGTTGAATGTCTTCATTAGACAATTTATTCTGCCCAATTGCTTTAGCCAGTGTTGTACGAGCTGCTTCAAAGGACTGAGAATTGTTAGATTTACGAGCATCGTTAAGCAGGCCTTGCACCGTTTGAGCAGAGTCTCTTGTCTCAATATAAGGAGCAACACTTTTATCAAAAGCACTAACAGCTTGAACAATGTCTGGGGCCTGCGTAACAGAAGTCGAAACCTTAACACCACGTTCAGGGGACTTACCAATGTTAGCAATTGGTTGGCCTGTCTGTGTGTCAATAAGAATCTGTCCTTCTCTGGTCTCAACTACCTGTGTTTTCAGCAAGGGGTCAACAGAAACAAGGTCTTCAATGTTGCCAGATGTTTGGTATGCAGCCACTGAGGGGGTTGTGAACTTACCTGTGCGAAGCAATTGCTGAACCGGGTCAGCCGAAGCCCGCTCACGCTCTCGTTGCGTGGTTAAGGCCCGTTCAGAGCTCAGCTTAGCCCCTTGAAGCTGCATAGCCTGTGCCTGCTGAGAGGCTTGGAAGGACTCCTGCTGTAAGCCCCTATCACGCAGAGCCTTAGCAAAAGCCATCATTCCTTCAGGGGTGGATGTATCTGCCTGCTGAGACAGCTGTTGCATTAGCGAGGCTTTCTGCATCTGAGGGTCTTGACCACCAAGCATGCCCCCCACAGCGCCTCCTAGCTGGTTAGCTCCTTTGTAAATGCCGAAGGACGCCCGTTGGAAGGGATCCATCTGAGCATACTGAGCAGCCTCTTGATTAAGAGCCGCTGCCCGTTGCTGCTGAAGGGCTTCTGGGGTTGCTCCGAAGAGGCTTTGTTGTGTTGCCATAATTAGTCCTTAATTAAACCAAGAATCTTGAGCAGCAAGCATGTTGGTCTGTTGGCTTCCTGTGTTAGTTCCGTATTGGTTAGCGGTGCTCTGGTTGCCAAAGTAGTTCTGCAAGCCGCTTGTGAACTGTTGGTTGCTGCTAAGGCCGGAGAGAGCACTACCCCAAGGAGAATAAGCATTAGCCGCTGCTTGTGTATTGGCTGCATTAGTCCCACCTTGGAACAACGTGTTACCAACATTAGCACCAGCCTGTGAAGACCTACCCCCAATATTCAAACCTAAGTCTAGCGCGTTCTGACCGGCACTCTCAAGATTCTGAGCCAAACCAAACTGTGTGATATAGGGGTTGTAGCCTTGGCTAGTAAGATCAATTCCGCTACCAAGCAAGCCCTGACCAAACTGAGTCTGTAGACGGCCCTGCTCTTGTGCCTGCCCTTGCAAGCCCAGATTAGTCTGAGCCAAGCTGTTGTAATAGGCTTGAAGCTCTGGGTTAGAGGCTCCCATGCCACCAGCGTCTGTAGCCCCTACAGCAAGCCCTGAGCGCCCTTGTTGCAGCTGTTGATTACGAATACCCGCTAGCTGTTGCTCCTGTCCCGGAGCCAAGGCAGCCTGTTGGCTCTGAAGCCACTGCTGAGCTGCTGCTTCAGGGCTTTGAGCTAAGTAGCCCTGACCGAGGTTGAACAAGCCTTGACCGGCCTGCCCCGCCTGAGCTGCCCAGTCCATTCCCGAGCCTCCTGCCTGTGCTAGGAAGGCGTCCCGCTGGGCTGCTAGCTCAGGAGACAGGGTGTAGCCTGCCTCGTTCACATTGCCTTGGGCGTCTGTGCCAAACTGGCTGGAGCCGAAGGCTGTAGTGACGCCTACAGGACGGAAGCGTTGTGCGTCTGCTGCAATACGGGCTGCTTCTGCTTGACCAGCTGCTTGTGAGCTAGCTGCATCGGCGGCTGAGTTTCCACCCATAATGCCACCCAAGAGGCCAAGGCCCCCACTGATTAGTGATCCCCACATATTAAACCCCCTCTTTACAATTAGTCTTGTTAGCTGTTTTAAACATTAGTTTGTTCATTAGGTCTTAATAATAAAGAAAATACCAAGATAGGGAGGCAGGTTGGCGTCTGTGCCGCTGGAGCCTGTGGAGTCATTGGTTACTGAGATGCCTGTGGTGTTTGTTTTAGTAACTACGCTAGTAGAATATCCTGCATTGGCGGAGCTAAAAGGACTTCCATCAATCCCCTGATTTGGTACAGTGGCTGCTTGTTGGTGGGTGTGTCCCGGATCAGTGACAGATGCTGTATGTGTGTGACTAACAACCACGGCATCTTTACTACCTCCAGTGATAGCCGCTGTGTAGGTTGTCCCCGCACCAATAGGCATCCTATCGCGGTAGTCAGGAAGCGTGAAGGTTGTAGAGCCATCACCCGCACCAAACAACACCCCTACAATGGCAAACAAAGCCGCATATGTTGCTCTACTGGCCGTCTGCCCATTACAAAGCAAGAAACCTGTAGGGGCTGTTGCTGTAGGCCACATAAGCATTGATCCGGTAACTGGCCCAGCTGCTGTTGCAAAAGCAGTGGTTGCCAGCTGTGTACTACTTAGACCATAAGCGGCTGTGGGTGCTGTAGGGGTTCCTGTGAACACAGGACTCAGCAGGTCTGCCTTCGTAGCAACAGCAATTGCAATGTTATTAAACTCCGTGTCAATCTCTGTCCCCTTAACGATCTTTAAAGGATTACCTGTGGGAAGAGTGTCTTTAGAGGCAAACGCTGTAGCCTTTACATAATCTGTCATTGTAGTTTTCCGTTCTTAGCTTGGATTTCTATTCGCTGGATACTCATAGGAGCACCGTTAATCTCTGATTCATAACCTGTTTGTATAACCTTCCCTGCTCCTGTCGGGTAGGCAGTAAGGGTTTGTAAAGATGTTCCGAAGCTGTATTCAGATACATTATACTCCCCAATCCCATAATAGTCAACCCCTTGAGCTGGAATACCTACTGATTGAGACAAATAACTTCCAGAGAAATCATAGCCCCATTTAATAGTTACATACTGGCTGGTTCCTCCAATAACAACTACCTGTAGGCGCTTGAGAACCGAAGTTACTCCCTGTGAGCCTAAGTCAGCGTGATTGGTGAAATACTGAAAGCGATAGCTGCTGGTATCATCTACGTGGTCTGTATAAATTCCTACATAGCCGGGCTTGCCAATAAGCATGGCCTTACTTCGGAGATAGCAGAACGACAACGGCTGAATGGAGTCCCACGTCGTTACCCGTGCGCTGCCATCTGGAAGGGCTTGCTTCATGTCAAAGCAATACACCTGCTTCAGCACAGGAAAGGTTAGTAGGTAGAAGCTCTCAAAAGGGTTATAAACACTCTTGATTGTTTTAGCCTGCTCTCCCTGCACAGCTCTCATGAGGTCGTTGCGCACATTCTTGCTCAAATCTCTAAAAGGAGCACTCTTCTCTTGTACAGTACGGAGGATACTTCTCACCCCTGTATCAGACAAGAAGATGATGTCACTACCTGTATTCTGAATGGTGTCTCGTGCCACACAGCCAATGCCTGTAATGGTGTCGGAGAGAGCAATAGAAGCCGGAGCTGTTGCTCCTGAGTAGACAAGAATGGAAGACCGTCCGAAGATGAACAAGAAGCCATTATGCGCACCAAGCCCTGTAATGGTATCAGAGCCGTCAGGCCATACAGTTGAGATGTCTAGGGAGCCTGCTGTTCCAGTGCTCCACACTTGCCCTGCAATGATGTCGGAGAAATAAACCACATTCTTATTACCAGCCGTTGAAGCAGCCCATAGACGGCCATAAGCACTAATAGCGATATCCGCAGAGGGAGGCGTTCCTACAGCGCCTGCTTGCTCAGTGATTCTCCTGTATGTTGCAGTGCTCACAAGCGGAGCAAACACCAAGGGGTCGTGCCCTTCTTGGAAGAAATACACACAGTTGTTTAAGGAGACAATCTGCCAATTACTGTCTGTAATGGTCGGAGCTGTACCGCCACCGCCATAGGTGAGCTCTGTAAGTACTCCGGAGGTAAGGGTGAACAATTTGCTGTTTCCGGCAACAACCACCCATTCAGCGCCATCGGCGGTGACGAGCTGCTCAATAGCCTTCACATCCGCTGTGCTAAGGGCTGTGGAGGCTGCTGAGGCTTTAGTCCACCCCTGCCGTGCACCAATGCGTCCATACTGGTCAATCACTGCATTGTTGGCTACTAAGGCATAGCCCTGCGCAAGGTCTAGTGAAGAGTCTTGCGTGTTGAGGCCATAGAAGCCCGGAGCAGAAATACTAAAGGTTTGGATTGGTTGTGCCATTAAGGAGCACTCCAGCATTCCTCTTCAGGGTAACGAGAGGCTTCCAAGGCAATGTAGTCAGACAGGGCTGCTTTGTAAATGGCATAGGCTTCGGAGTTACTCAAGCCACCGTCTTCACCCCGTTCAACCAACGAGCGCGCAAGAGCCAACAAAACCACAGGCTCTTTAGGAACCAACATTGTGTCGACGTCGTTAACCAGCTCATCCTGAGGGACAAACAAGTTAAAGAAGAGGGTGTACACGCCATCAGGAATGGGGAACACGTCTACCTGAGTGTCTCCGTTGTTGTCAATGCCGTTGAAGTTGTAATAGGCAGGGATTCCCGGCTGGGGGACATCTGAGCTAATGAAGTTGGCAGTCATCTGCTTAGATGTCTGAGCAGCGAGGAAAGCACGAGACGTATTGTTATAAATCTCAATAACTTTGAAGCGGCTACCTGTGCCCACCAAAGCATAGTTAAACACAGAGGCTGCTGTGGTTGCTGTGAGGGTTGTGGTTAAAGCATTCCAGTTATAAGCATCTTCCACTTGTCGCTTGGAGTCATTGACAAACCGACCAACAAGCTTAGACAACACATTCTCATTAACAGTTGTAACCTCTGGCTCTCGCAGGCGTACAAGCACATCGTTAACAAGGGAGAGGAGAGAGGGCAGGGCCATTATTTATCTTCCTTCTTTTCTATTTTATCTTCTATTCGATGAAGCAGCGTGAACAGCTCCCCTTTAAAGGCTATGAACTCATCCTTCGGCATGTAGTCCTTAGCTAGTTCTTCTCGTAGCTTGTACAAGTCTTCCTTTAGTTGCTGCACAGCAGCCCAAAGCTCTCTGGCGAACCAGCCCGTCACAGAAGCAATGCTCCCGAGGACGAAGTTAATGATTAGTTGTGTGTCCATTAGAGATGTTTTCCTCGGGGGTCATATGGGTCAAGAAGGGGGGCAGCCCATACAGCAATGGCTTTCCTCCAACCTCCTCCTTCATTTAGATGACGACTGAGGCGTGCAGTAACTGTAGTCTCCTGTGGAATCTCAAGCAAGAGCACTGTCATAACTGTGAAGTTGACAAAAGCATCTAAGACATAACCAACTATTAGTACCGGATAACCAAGAACTAAAGCTGTCTTAGTAAGTAATTTATCATCACGAGCACGAGCTAAATTCATAACAGCTAGGTAGAATACCCACAAAGCGTAAGTGCTACCAAGGCCAATAAGAAAAGAATAGAAAATAGTCATGCTGACGTTACCGTCTGCCAAGCAGTGCCTGTATAAACACATAGCTTACCAAGAATGCTATCAAATACCACAGCCCCTGTTAGTGGAGAAGCAATGGCATTCTTAGCAGAAGTTGTGACAACAGGCATCTGAACACCTTTGTCTGGGTCGAATACAATAGCCATTAAAGCGCCTCCACAATAGTTTTAAGAGCGTCCACTTCCGTAGCTACTTCAATACTTGTCTGAACCTCAGCATGCTTGTCACGGAGGAGCTGCCGAGCTGCTTCAATGGCTTCTGCATCAGAGCCGGGAATCTGCTTAGCGATTAGAGCATCCAACGGAGCCAGCTCCTCAGAGCGGGCTGTCCTCCGCAGGTCGTGGCTGATTGCTTTGGCTTTGTTTAAATTGATGCTTATCATGAAGCCTCCGAGCCGATAGGCGAGTATTCCCATGCGGCGCGGAATGTCCGGTCTGTTGGAATGTCTACGGTGTCCACAATGGCAAACTCAGCACCTGCTGGAATGTCTTTCATGCAGGCTTCGATGGTGGTGGCTGGGATGATGACGGCGACGCCGCCTTCTGGGGTTTGGTAGATTATTCTTTGGGTCATTTTGGTTTCTTTCAGCGAAATAAAGAAAAGCTGCAATACGGAGGGTCAACCACCACGCCAAGGCCTTCTTCGAAGAAATAGACTCGGACTTGGGTCGTTGTTAAAAGGTCAGAAGACCGGACTGTAGCCAAGCATCGAAGCCCTCCTGTGCCACCACCTGTCAGTTGCACTGAGTAATTCACATCCGGCATGGCGGTAGTGAAGTTCACCGTATAGTCACCCGTGCCATTATCTGTAATACTAGAAACATTCCCACTAGCCCGAATAGCCACAGTACCAGTGCCGTTGAAGTTCACCCAAGCGCGGCAGGCGTAAAGAGGAGCCGTACCTGATACTGTAGCAAACTGCGCTGAATTGATTGTGGGCGTGGTCAGCGTAGGTGATGTCCCTAAAACAACTGCACCAGAACCAGTTGACGTTGTCGCCCCCGTACCTCCGTTAGCAACGGGTAACGCAGTGCCTGATAGGCTAATTGCCAATGTCCCACTTGTTGTAATTGGAGAGCCAGAAATAGACAAAAACGCTGGTACTGTTGCTGCTACCGATGTGACACTACCACCAACAGCTCCACTTGAAGCGGCAGTTACTAATCCCTTTGAATTAACGGTAACGCTCGCGTTTATAAATGAACCAACATTTGCATTTACAGTAGCCAAAGTACCCGCCGCAGTAATATTGGCTGACCCATTAAACGCAGGACTGGTGTACGCTAAATCACCTGTGATTGCTATGGTTCGTCCTGTAGTCAAGGTGCTTGCGCTACCCGTAGTATTTTGATTAAGGGTAGGAAACGTACAATTAGTCAGTGCCCCTGATGTTGGAGTTCCTAACAAAGGAGTGACTAATGTGGGACTAGTTGCAAAGACAACAGAACCCGTTCCTGTCTCATTGGTGACTAGGGCTGCGAGGTTGGCAGATGTTGGGGTTGTTAGGAAAGTGGCTGCTCCTGTTGCTAGGCCACTAACACCTGTAGAGATAGGAAGGCCCGTAGCATTAGTAAGTGTTGCTGACTGAGGAGTTCCAAGGATAGGTGTTACAAGAGTTGGGCTTGTAGCAAACACATTAGAGCCTGTGCCTGTTTCATCCGTGACAGCTGCTAAGAGTTGAGCAGATGTGAAGCTTCCAAGAGAGGAAGCATTGCCTACAGAGGTTATCGCCCCTGTTAAGTTTGCATTGGTTGTAACTGTTGCCGCATTCCCATTCACACTCCCTACAATTGTAGAAGAGAATGTCTTAATGCCTCCAATAGTTTCATCCCCTGTCTTATGAACAAGGTTTGAATCATTCACTGATAAAGCAGAGGCTGCTGCTTCGGCTGCTGACAGAGCTGCTGCGTCTTCAGAAAGGGCTGCATTCCCTTCACTTGTTAAGGCATTAGAAGCACTAATAGCCGCTGCTGATTCACTCAGAGCGGCTGCAATGGCAGATAGGTTAGAATCAAAAGCACTGTTTGAGGAAGCCGCTGCTGAAAGGGAAGCTGCGTCTGCTTCTAAGCCTGCTTGTTCAGCCGAGTTAGATGCTTGAAGAGATAACGCTGTAAGTTCTGTTATTTCAGAATCTGTAGTGGCATTACCACCACCACCGGGCCCTCTGTATATGGTTTGCTTCAGGTGCTTGTATTTTGGAAAATCACAGAACAATGTTATTCCCCTTTGACTTGTTTCTTAGGCTTTGGAGGGGCAACGGGAGCTGGGGCAGCGACCACCTCCTCGTATTCCGCATGAGCTCGCATGTTCTCAATTGCTTCAGACTCTGTTAGTTCATAAACACAACCACTATGCACACATTTAAATTTAGCCATTTGTTTTCCTTTTTGCAAAGCTCTGAAGGGGCCTTCGGAGGTCTATAAAAAGGAAGCCCCGTAGGGCTCCCCTTAAGCCGGTTTAGGCTGGAACCACAAGAGCAACAGCCGAAGCGTCGCGCAGTTCCTTAACACCGTACAGCGTGTCAGCAGTGAACAAGGTACCGAGGTATTCTTGTTTGTACTGAGTTTGTGAACGAACGCCCATCTGCTCGATAAACACTGCGAAGTCTTTATGACCCAACAGGCAAACCTTAGCAGCGGTGGTGCCGGTAGTGGATTCAGCGTTGCTGGTCACGAAGACCGGAACACCGTAAACATTACCAATTTCACCGTTACGGATGGTGTTGCTAGAGCCTTGCTCACCAACGAATGCCTGCTCAGTAAACCGTGCAATACCCATCAAGGTGTTACGGGTTGAAGGAGGGACAATCAGGAAGCGGCCGTCCATAGGCACATCGTTGTCATCAAGGCGCTGGATAGAACGACGAATTGCTGCGTCAGTCAAAGCACCCAAGCCAGTGTTTGCACCAGCGACATAAGCGGTTGTACCGTCAGCGCCGGAGAAGGCAGCAGTGTAGGCAGCAGTGCCGTTACCGCCGTTAACACCACGACCCAGTTGGATCAACGAAGTGTCCACCTGACGGGCCAAAGCGTAACCAGCATCTTCAGTGTAGAAGTTGCGGAGCGAAGCCAGAGCTTGCGTCTCAACAATATCTTCAATCAGACGCGAGTATTCGTAGTGCTGGTCGATCGTAGCAACAATTTCCAACTCAGTGCCTGCAATCAGGGTGACTTGAGCGGAAGCAGCTTTAACCGAAGCAGAGCCACGGATAGGAGCAGGAATGTGAACGCTGTCACCTTTCTTGCCTTTGAAGCTCATCTTTTTAATCAGATTAGCCAGAACCAAGTTCTTCTTATAGGTTGCAACAATTTCATCGCTCCAGATTTCTGGGATGAACGTTGCAGCGGTTGTCGTAGTGACGTGAGCGGTACCAAGAGCCATTTTAAATTTCCTTTAGCGCATTAGCGCGTATTATTTAACCCGCCCATCCGCATAAGCCTGACGAATTTCAGGTTCAAGCGTCTCGTATCGAGCGGGGTCTGTCATGCGAAGCCGGATAAGGTCGGCACGACGATATACTTTCCGTGAAGTTTCACCAGTTCCGCCAGTATCAACAGTTGCAGCACGCATGTTGGCTTTAAGGGCCTCTGCACCATCGGTGCGCGTCTGTGTTGTCTTTACATTGCGAATCTGTTTGAATGTTGATAGCAGCTCATCTGCGGAGTCGAAGTCAAAGGAGGTGTCCGCTGCTGTATACATTTGCATGCGAAGCTTACTTCCCTTAACCCAGTCGGTAAACTCAGGGTCTTGCACAATCTCTGCAAAGTCTGGATGCTTCTTTTGGAGAGCACCTTGGCTTTGCATTTGTTTGAATTGTGCCGCAGCCTGTTTAGCTGCCAAGACATCTGGATGTTTATCCACCGCGTTACGAACTGCTGTCTTTGGGTCTTCAAAGAAATCAATCTCGTTTTCAATCTGAGTAGGGGCTTCTGTTTTATAGAGTTGTTGTTTGAGTAGTTCATCTGCCAGCTTACGCACCTCCCCCACCTCTTGAGCCTGCCGTCCAATAAGCTTCTCAGCCTCTTGGTGCATGTTCATGATGTCTTCCAGACTCTTGCCTTCATATTTAGAAGGAATCTTTGGACGCTCAGGGGGAGCCTCAGAAGCCGCTTGGGCCTCCTTACGTTCCACTGCATCAAATTCACTATCGCCCATGTCTACTTCATCAAAAATTGCCATACCGTCCTTTCATCCTGCCCGTAAGGGTTTTAGGAGAGTTAAATAGTTCAGAGGTTGTCGCTCACGCGTTCTTCTGTTCTTGTTTGAGCTTTTCAGCTCGATTCCTCACCCATTTATCCGAAGCTCCGGGAAAAGCACCTGTAATGCCCTCCAATGAAATCATCGGGGTGGATAAGATACGAATTGCTTCTTCGCCACATTCTTTACAGGAAGTGACTCGGATGCTTTCGTCTATGTAATGCTCAGATACATGCTTCTGGGCGCAGCGAAACTCATAGATTCTTTTCATTCTGAGAGTTCCTCATAAGCCCGTTCACACGCTTCTTTGCGGGTTAAAAGCAGGTTAAGAATGTCGAGCTGTCCTTGGCGATTAAATAAAGATTGTGAATCTAGGACAGTTGACAGTTCATTAACCGTGTTTTTAATTTCTTGCAAATCCTCCATCAACAGTTTCCACCCTTTGGTGGCCATCATTGAAAAGGTTTCTTCGTAGTATTGCTGGAGATGAGGAGCCAAAGCTTTATCCTTCTGTTGTTTTGTAGCAACTATTGTATCATAAATACAACACTTTTGTCAAGCCATTTGTAATTTATATGCTGGAACCGTAACAGTGCCTGCTGTAGTTCCGGGGAGATTAGTTGTCTTAAGGGTTATGGTTGCATCGCCCCAGACGTAATACCTAATCTTAGTGCCTGTGGCGTAGTAATGAGACACCCCAATAACAACCTCTGTTTCCGTCTGATTTACCAGTTCTAGCTTTCTTGCCGAATACCGATCAATTTCCCAGCCAGCTCCCTTGTCTTCTTCAGCATAGAAATAAATATATCTATTAGAAGCTGATGGAGTTGCGTTAAACTTCAAGTTCAGAGAATATGAGCTGCTTGCAAGGGTTGTCATAACCCCTGTTGCTAGGTCGTAGGTGAAACCATCGTTATGAGCAATGGTTGTCGCTTTGAACACCACAGGCGTTGTTGGAAGCACTACCGTAGCATTAATATTGAGCAGTTCAATAGAAGGAAACCAGTCCTTCTTGTCAACCCTCACGTACACACGACCATTAACGGCATCGCTAAGCACCACAGTACACATTTCAACGACATACGCAGGCTGAATCGGGGGTATGTCAGTGAGCATTCCCGTTGTTTCAGACAAATAGAGGATGGTTCCTGTTGGATAGGCAGAGGTGTTTAAACCACTTACAAGCCCAGAAACGCACACATAGCCATAGGTGTTAACCTCCAAAGGGGCCGTAACAATGCCCAGAATGGCCTCCGAAGTGGCTTTAGTTGAAGCATCGGCCTTAACAACACCGGGGAAGTTGGTGTCTGTTCCGCTAATATAAACAACGTCTCCATCAGTTAGAAGGGCTCCGGAGGTGTTATAAACACGGACAAGCATCTCCCTACCGATGTTGACAGTTACATTCTCTTCCTCGTTGTAATAGGCAAGGGAGTGGTCGAAGTTGTCATAGAACAACAAACCCTCTTGGTGCTGCGGATTAGGGAGCGTTGTATTGAAGTCAATCCTGTCCCAAGCATTCCCGTGGGTTTGCTTCAGAGCAATCAGGGCTTTGGCCTCTGAAGGCGTTATAGCCCCACAATCAATCTCCCGTCCGTCAGAGAGGGTGATGACAAGGCTGTTGTCGAAGTCAATACGGGCATCAACTACTGACACCCCTTGCTTGCCTGTCTCGCCTTTGTCCCCTTTAGGGCCTTTAGGGCCTTCTGAGCCCTGCTTCCCTGCCTCTCCCTTAGCCCCTTGCTCACCAGAGGCTCCTACAGGCCCTCTAGGGCCTTCTAAGCCATCTAGAGGGATGGGGATAGCCACTAAGGCTGAAACACGCTCACGGAGGGTTTTAAGCTCCGTTGCTAAGATGATGGCTTTATCCATTACTCATCAAAGTGTTAAACGTGTTGTCATTCTCCTTCTTCTTGTCCATCTGCATCATGGTGATTCGTTCATTGCGCTTGCTGTCTTCTTCTTTAATGGATAAATCCTTTTCCTTCAGCATAAGCTCAGTGATACGGGCACGACGCTCAAAGTCTTTGCTCTCATTGTCCTCATTCAGGTTGGTAGACAAAGCTGCTGTGAGCTTCGCCTGAGCCAGTTGAGGGGCCAGTTGAGTGTCCACAACAATTTGCTGAGCCTCTGCGCCAGCCTTCTGAGCCTTGGCAGCCAATTCAGCTGTTTGAGCACCAATGAGCTGAGCCTGCATTTGTTTCTGCTCTTGATCGGCCTTCTGAGCCTCTGGGTTTGGCTGACTCATCTTGTCCAGCGTTTCCATCAGTTCTGCACGGTTGGACAACGAGCTATTAGCCAAAATCCCTTTGAGCAGCACCGGCAGCACCGGAGTGTTAGGGCCAAGGGTTTGCAGCAAGCCAATCATCTGCTGCTGTTCATACTCACGTGCAAGCACGCCCAGCGTAGCCGTAGGAATGAAGGTCATGTCCACAGAAGGATAACGCTCAGGGTCAAACTGCATATAGCGATACACAGCTTTGTAAATGAACGGAATCATGAAATCTTCTTGGAAGTTTACAAGGGTGCGCTTGTACTTCTTGATGATACCTGCCATAGCCATCGACATGCCCTGACCACCACCGTCGCGCTGCGTAGCGGAAGGTAGACCAGCACTATCCACAGTTCCGGTTGCTTGGAGAAGCATACGTTCAAAGTTTTGTGCAGCCGCTGGAGCGTCCACATTTGTTTGACCGAAGTGGAAGGGGTAGATGATTTCTGCTGGGTTACCATTGGTGAGAAGAGCCTTACCGGGTTTAACTTCAAACTTAGCACCTCGCGGAAGCCGCGTAGCGTCCATAGCAATCATAGGGGCTGTGGTGAGGGCTAGGGAGTCCATATGAGCCCGTAGCTGGCCGTCAATGGCCTTCTGCATGTTGTAAGCCTTCTCCACCGTCCCACGGCCATAGAAGCGGCCCGGAACTGTATCGTCTTGATAGGCAACTACAGGACGATCCTTCATCATGTAAGGAGATTCCTCAGCCTTCAAGAGCTGCCCGTCATTAGCAATTACAACAATGGCTTCAACCATGTCGCTGTATTCGTCAGCAAGGGAGTCATCTGGAAACAAGTCCACTTCTTCACTCTCGTCTTCGTCAACAGCTTTCAAATACTCACGAGGAACCAAGCCGTAATACGTAATCAGCTTAACCTTATCGTCTTGGTAATAGGAAAGCTCTTGAGTTGGCTCCAAGTCGCTGTCTTCGCCACTTGTACCAATATCCACCTTTTTATAAATACCCTTCTCCATGCCTTGTACAATCTTGTGCACAGAGACATACTTCTCCACGGCGCAGCCCATAGCTTCTTCAATGCTATCTGCGTTTGGATCAATAATGAAGTTCTTAGGGTTGATGGGCTTCAGTTTCACACAGAAGCGCTCCGAAGCCTGAACCCCAATAGCTGCCATGCCCTGTACGCCTTGCATAGCTTGGGTGGCTGGTTTGTATTCGGTGTAGGAAGCAACAGAAATCTCACCAATGCCTGTTCCGTAGATTTCAGCCATTAGTTCAATATGGTCAATGCTCTTCTTAATCTTGTCCCGCTTGAAGTCTTCAACCAACAGCGTCTTAATGGCTTGGATGTCCATTGGATTGCCGTCAACGTCCTTCACGTCGTCTTGAATGTCAAAGAACTCTCCTTGACCGAAGATTGCCTCAATAACTTCAGCGTGGCGGGTTTCCACGGCCTGCTGAGTTGCTGGGCTAATAATGCGGCTGCGTTCGCTTTCACGGGTCTTGTCCTCAGCAGCCCATTGGCCACGGAAGATTCGTTCAAACTCACACCAATTTTCCAAATAGTTGGTATCGCGGTGGTCACGCCAGCGGTTTAGGTGGCCTGTAACCCAATCAACGAGCTCCTTTTCGTTATTCGTCGCTTCTTCAAATACCACTGGTGCTTCTTTAGCCATTTTGTTCCTTAATAACCTGAAATAATGTCAAGAGCTTCATGCTCATCTTCATCATAGTCTTGTAAATAATTAGTAACTGTTAATTGATCGACATACGAAAGAGCGTCAACTAAGTCGTCATGGACGCCTGCTGTTGGAAATAGAAGCAGCTGGTCTTTAAATTCTGACCAATCTTCTTTCTCGTTAAACGAAATACGACCATGTTCCATGCGCCCTTGTAACGACCAAACAACCCTATCAACCTTCTTTTTGTTGCCGTGCGTTAAATCTTGAACGTGTGTATATACGTTGTTTTTACGCATAAGGTCGGAAAGGTAGGGAAGAACCGCATTCTTTAGAGCGCCTCGTTCAATACCTGTTGCAATGGGTTTATATTCCCTAACTGCTTTAAGAATATTAACCGCTGTTTTCATAATGTCCCAACGACCGTGTTCGATCTTCTGAACCCACCACGAGCCATTATCTTCAATCTTTACAATTGCGATGGCTGTTTCGTCTAATCGCTTTTTAGCAGCCCCTGCGTTCTTACCCACTTCCTCAAAGCCCGCTAAGTCAATTGCAACAACATAAGAGCCGTGTTTAGGCTCAGGTGCTTCCTTGAACCATTCTTCTTTGAATACATCACTTCCTGCATTGTCAAAGGAAGCAAGAAACTCAGCTTTGAAGGTGAAGGTGCTCAGTGTCTTTCTTGCAGATTCAATCTCCGAAGGATCAATGGTTGGGTTGTCGAATGTGGTTTTATGCCAAGCACCCCAATCCTTGTCTTCTCCGTCTTCCGCATACTTGTACAAGTCGTATAGCCAGTTTCTACCGGCAGGGGAACTGATAAACCAAGCAGCCCCTTTCAAGTCGGCCAAGGCAGGACGAATACTCTCAGCCCATATCTTGTTGTCTTTGATAAAAGCTGCTTCATCAATAACAGCGAAATACAGCTTCAAGCCTCGGAGGGTGTCTGGGTTTTCAGCAGAGCGCAGGTGTATCTTGACGCCGTTCACAAGCGTAATATCCATTGAATTGACATGGACATGCTTAATAACATCACGCCCTTGGTCAATAATGGCGTCCCAAGCGATTTGCCGGGTCTGAGCCTGTGTAGGCCCGACATACAGCACAGCAGAGCCCGGAGGGGCCTCTAAGCCTGCTGCAATGATCTTCTTGATAGAGAGGTTGGACTTGCCTGTACGGCGACCAGCTACAATAACTTTGAACCGCTGGGGCGCTTGCCAAACCTCGACCTGCCAAGGGAGCAACGTCCATGCGATACTAGTTCCCGACATAAGCAAACTCCATCTTCTTTGTTTTATTTAGTTTACCCCTACAGCATTTTACAATGTGGCTTGGATCGCATCCAGTTTGTAAAGCCGCCTCAGTAAGGGAGGGGTAAATAATTCCTGTGGTTATACAATTGATGGGTTTCCATATTGATGGAACTTTTATACCTGTTCGAGCAATACTTAAGTTTTTTCGGTGTTCTGTTGTTTTTGGAACGCCTTTGTGTAATGCTCTTAGCTTTTCTATTCGCTCTGCACTTAACTTTACCCCCAAACAGTAGGTGTTTCCTGTTGCAGCTATCGACATCCGCTTCTTAGACTCTTCTGTGTGTTTCCAACCAGAGAGACCTTCTCCACCATTTGTTAAATTACAAAGACGAAAACCAAGTTCTTTAAATGTTGTAATCAAAAAGATTTCGTGGTCATGTGCTTCTTTTTCTGTTTTCCACCGAGCTAGCACAACATACGTAAAGCCGTTATGTTTTTTTACTTTCCTATTCCAGTAGGTATTTCGACCTGCTTTAGAAGCAGCGCGTGTTGCTTGAGGACGTCTTGTTTCTTGTGTTCCTTTTCCAATATAGAAAAGTTCTTCTGTGTCTGCCGTATAGTGTGCGTATGTATAATATTTCATTTGTAATTCTCCTTTCAAGAGAGTGACGGCGTTTAGACACACGCACCGTCAACGTGTTGAAAGCCGATTACTCGGTGTCTTTAAATTCCATGTCCCCTATGTCCTCCAAAACCTCAAGCTTCGGAGCACCCAGCGAACTGATGTTAATCGTTACCTGAGGCGTGCTATTAGCGTTCTTAGCAGCATCAAATGCACTCATAGGAAGAATACGCTCAGCACAGAACTTCAGAGCAGCAAACTGATCCTTGTCCTCGCTGTCCATTGCCTTGCTTATAAGCGTAGCAATGATTTTCTCTCCGGTGGTTCCTAGGAGCCTTGCCTTGAACTCCTGAAGCCTTGAAGCCTCTCCGGGGGGCCTGCCAAGGGCTACACGGCCTCCGGGCTTCTTAGCGGC